TTTTAAGGTTTCGACTCAATATTATCAAGTTGAAAATGGTTTTGAACGACTTGGGATGGGTAGAGAGGACGAATATTTCTGGAAAACTGCACAGGAACGTGAAAATTCATCCGAAGAGGGTGAAAAATAAATAAAATAGGGATAGGAACCCCTCAAAAAGTTCTATTCTAATAAAATAGGAGTAAAATGGGCAATTCACCGATTGATAGAAGTACAAGTTACATGAAAGAAGTGTGGGGAACAACAAGTTTGACCACAGATTACTGGTCATTGCCCAAAAAAACGAATGATCCAGAAGAAAGAGTGCTTCAAGAGATTATGCATGATGATTTAAAGGAAGGTCAAATTAATATTCAAGAATGAGAGTATAAATAAGTTAAGAAAACTCTAGTCAAAAATGGCAATTCAGAGGATATCTAGAGCATTTAAAGATATTAGTTTATCATTTATACCTCACCCAATTACTAAAGATCTACCTGTTCTCAAAAATGAGGCAGCAATTCGCAGATCTGTGAGAAATATTGTTCAAACAATACCAACCGAAAAATTTTTCAATTCAATATTTGGATCTGACGTAAGGGGAAGTTTATTTGAGTTTGTTGATTTCGGTACTGCCTCTGTAGTCAGTGATCAAATTATGATATCCATTAATAATTTTGAACCAAGGATTAATAATTTACAAGTCGAGGTTCTACCAAGACCAGACCGTAATGCATTTGATGTCACTGTAATATTTGATATTATTGGTCAAGAGTTTCCAACACAAGAATATTCGTTCCTTTTAGAGGCAACAAGGTAATATGCCTTTTACAAAATTCGCTAATTTAGATTTCGATCAAATAAAAGAATCTATCAAAGATTATTTACGTGCAAATTCTGATTTCTCGGGGTTTGACTTCGAAGGTTCTAATTTTTCAGTACTGATTGATACTTTAGCATATAATACTTACATAACAGCATTCAACTCAAATATGGTTGTGAATGAGTCTTTCTTAGACTCTGCAACACTCCGTGAGAACGTTGTTTCTCTCGCAAGGAATATTGGGTATGTTCCTAGTTCAAGAAGTGCTGCAAAGGCATCTGTGACCTTTATATCGAATGTAAATACTGCAAGTGAGTCTCCTTCATCAACATTGACATTGAAGAAGGGTTTAGTTTGTGTTGGAAATGCAAATGATACTTCATATACATTCTCAATATTAGAAGACATACAAAGACCAACTAGTTTTGTAAATTTAAATGTTGGTGGTGTTCCTACTACTAGAATATCGGCAATATTTGAAAATATAGAAATTTATGAGGGAACATTTCTTGAGAAAAAATTCATAGTTGATTCATCTTTAAATCAAAAATTTATTCTTAATAATTCATTTATCGATACTTCAACAATAAAAGTATATGTAAAGAAAGAAGGAGAATCTGGATTAGGAATAGAATATAAATTAATTAACAATATCACTAATATTACAGGAACTTCTTTTGTTTATTTGATACAAGAAATTCAAGATGAAAAATATGAACTTTTGTTTGGTGACGGTTTAATTGGAAGAAAATTGGAATCAGGAGAAATAATTACTGTAAACTATCTTACTACTGATGGAAAAGATGGAAATGGTGCTGATAGATTCTCATTTGCTGGTAATATAGTTAATAGTAATGGGAACTCAGTTTCTCCGGATCCATTTACTATGATCACAAATCAATCATCTCAAAATGGTGGAGAGATTGAATCTATAGATTCTGTCAAATATTTTGCCCCAAAAATATATTCTGCACAGAATAGAGCAGTTACTGGAAGAGATTATGAGTCAATTATAAAAAAAATATATTCAGATACTGAATCTGTATCTGTTGTTGGTGGTGAAGAATTAGATCCTCCGGAGTTTGGGACAGTTCAAATTTCAATTAAACCTAAAAATGGATTTTTAGTATCTGATTTCAATAAAACAAGAATTTTATCACAACTTAAGCAATATTCAATATCGGGAATTAATCAAAAAATTGTAGATCTCAAAATTTTATATGTTGAGATTAACTCATTTGTTTATTATAATGATTCGATGGTATCAACACCTGAAGATTTAAAATCTAAAATTGTTAATTCACTTACAAATTATTCCGAATCAACTAACTTGAATAAATTTGGAGGGAGGATTAGGTATAGTCAAGTATTACGAACTATTGACGGCACAGATACTTCTATAACATCAAATATTACTAGAGTTACGATAAGAAGAAATTTATTTGCACTACTTAATCAATTTGCACAGTATGAATTGTGTTTTGGAAATCAGTTTCATGTTTCTGAAAATGGGAGAAATATCAAATCTACTGGATTTAGAGTATCTGGAGAGAGTGGTATTGTTTATTTGACTGATATACCAAATGCCGATAAAAAAACTGGTATTCTTTCAATTGTCAAGAATTTATCAGATGGGACTATAAGAGTTGTTGCAAAGTCTGTAGGAACAGTTGATTATGTTAGAGGTGAAATTAATATAGGGACAGTAAATATTGTATCAACTGTGCAACCAAATAATATTATAGAGATACAAGCATTTCCAGAATCAAATGATGTTGTTGGATTAAAAGAACTTTATATCAATTTTGACATTAGAAAAAGTAAAATAAATATGATTAAGGATGTTATTTCATCTGGAGATGAAATATCAGGTACAGTCTTTAACAGAGATTTTTACACATCAAGCTATTCAAACGGAAGTTTAATCAGAGAGTAATATGATACAAACTGGAATTGAATCTAGAGTCAAGATTCAGGACATAATTTCTAATCAATTACCGGAATATGTTTTGGGGGAAAGTCCCCAAGCATTAGATTTTTTAAAACAATATTATATTTCTCAAGAGTATCAAGGTGGACCTGTTGATATTGCAGAAAATCTTGACCAGTATTTAAAAGTAGATAATTTAACTCCAGAAGTAGTTGTAGGATTTACAACTTTATCCTCCGATATCGAATCTGATGAAAACACAATTAGTGTTCCTAATACAAAAGGATTTCCTGAAAAATATGGACTATTAAAGATTGATAATGAAATTATAACATACACTGGAGTTACTACAAACACTTTTACTGGATGTATTCGTGGTTTTAGTGGAATTACTAGTTATCATCATGATCTAAATGCAGAAGAATTAGTATTTTCAAATACAACTGCGGATTCCCATACTTCAAATTCTGTAGTAGAGAATTTGAGTTCTTTATTTTTAAAAGAATTTTATAAAAGATTAAAATCTACATATACACCTGGATTTGAGAATAGAGTTCTTAATCCTGAATTAGATGCTGGAAACTTTATAAAAGAATCTAGATCATTTTACGAATCTAAAGGCACCGATGATTCTTTTAGAATATTATTTAATGTCTTATTTGGAGAAACTCCAAGAATAATTAATCTTGAGGAATATCTAATAAAACCATCAGATGCAAGATTTATTAGAAATGAAATATGTATTGCCGAAGCTATTAGTGGCGACCCTGCAAAAATAATTGGGCAAACATTAATAAAATCAACAGATCCTACAACTAATGCTTCTATATCTTCAGTTGAAATATTTACAAGAGATCAAAAGGTATATTACAAAGTAGGGTTATTTGTTGGATATGGTGATAATAGTAATGTTCAAGGTAATTTTATAATCACTCCTAACTCAAAAGTTTTGGAGAATGTCAGTATTGGTGCTTCTATAATATCTGTAGATTCTACAATTGGATTTGCCCAGACCGGAACAATATATTCCGAAAATAGTACTATTACATATGTTGATAAGAGTATTAATCAGTTTTTAGGATGTTCTGGAGTTGTTGATACTATTACTGCTACAGATAATATTTTTTCAGATGATACATATTTTTCCTATGAAGATGGGGATGTAACAAAAAAAGTTGTTCTCAGGTTAACGGGAGTCCTTTCAAATTTTGTTCAAAAATCAGATTCAATTTCTGTTAATGAGGGACAAATCTTAGGAGTTAAGAGTATTGGAACTTTAATTGAAAACCCAGAACAAAATAAAACATATACAGAAATTTTTGCAAATTCTTGGATTTACAATACTAGTTCTTCAATAGAAATTGATAGTTTTATTGGAGGATCAAATCCAACTGGTGTTATATTAAAAACTTCTATCGATAGATCTCAATTGAAAAGAGGTGATCGAGTAGAATTTATAGATGAACAAACAAATAATGTAATATACCCCACAGATACTTCAGATCTACCCTTTGTGAATACTGATATTACATCCAATTCAGTTTTTATAGGAAATTTAAGTTCTTTTTCTCCAAATGAAGGACAATCTATAAAATTGAGAAGAAAAATCAATAAGGCAAATAGTGCCTTTGTTGATTTTAAATATCAAAATAATAGTATTATTTCTGATGTTCAGAACATGTATGTTGATGATAATAATTTTGCATACATAGCATCAAATTCACTTCCATCCTGGGGAAATGAACTTACAAATTCATATGCATATCAAATAAAAGAAAAAATTAAATCAGCATCAATCTCTTCTTCTTCTGGAAGTATTGTTGATTTAAATACTAACACTGGTTTATATTCTACTATTTTCTTCGATACTCCTGTCCCTTTTATAAGTGGAGAGAAAGTTCAATATACTTCATCTGGAGAACTTTTGCAGGGATTAGAAGACGGTTCTTATTATATTAAGATTGTACCTAATAGTGACAGTAAAAAAATAAAACTTTATACCTCTGCTTCCTTTTTAGTTTCTGATACAAATGCTGTTGAATTCAAATCAGCAGCATTCTCTGAAGGAGAACCATCTTCTCCAGTATTAGAAACACATACATTTACTTTATTTTCTCAAAAATCGAGAATAATAAATCCTCAGAAAATTCTAAAGAAATTTTCTTTAAATCATAATATTAAGAATAAAATTGGAGAGAATACAATTCCAGGATCAACTGGAATGCTAATTAATGGAGTTGAAATTTCTAATTACAAAACTTTGGATAAAATTTATTATGGTCCAATAGATAATGTTAAAGTTTTAAATGGTGGAATCAATTTTGACACTATTAATGTTCCGAAGATAATAGTATCTAATGGTGTTGGGACTACATCTTTAGTTCAACCAATTGTAAGTGGAACAGTAACAGATATAATCGTAGATAAGCAAAATTTTGATATTAAGGAAGTATTGTCGATTAATATTACTGGTGGAAATGGAACTGGAGGATCTTTCGAACCAATATTGACTAAAAGAAGAAGGGAAATATTATTTGATGCAAGAACTATTACTGAAGGTGGTGGTATAAGTACAACTACTAATCAATTGACATTTTTAGACGATCATAATATTTCGAACGGGCAAAAAATTACTTATAGAAACAGTGGCAATGAAAGTATTCCTATTGGAATAGGAGTATCTTCATTATTAAATAATAAAAATTATTTTGCAAAAGTTGATAATAATAAAACAATAGTATTATTCAATAATTTTGATGATTACTTGAGTGAATCTAATCAAATTTCTTTTGCAAATGATTCCACAAGTGGAATACATAAATTTGTAACAGAATTAGCAACAAACACTATTTCAGAAGTAATAATTATAGAAGGTGGATCATTTACAAATAGAAAACTTTTAGTCAAACCAACAGGAATTTCTACTTCGCAAAACACGATAAACTTTAATAATCATGGATTTTTAAGTGGGGAAATTGTAGAATATTCATCTGTTGTTGGATTAGGGACCACACAACCACAGACTATTTCTGGATTAACTACGACTAATCAATATTTTATTTTAAGAAATGATGAAAAATCTTTTAGAGTATGCGATGCTGGTATTGGAGGAACAAATATTGCAAATTATAATCAAAATAATTTTGTAAAATTCTCTTCCGTTGGAACTGGATTTCAGCAGTTTAAATATCCAGACATAAAAGCAAGTATTGAGTTTACAACAGTTGGTATTGGAACAACAACACAAGTTCAGTCCATAACTGCAATACCAGTTGTTAAGGGATCCATCGAAGGAATTTATGTTTATGAACCAGGAACTGGATATGGATTAAATATTTTAAATCTTGAAAAAAAACCTCCTCTCTCACTTAAAAATGGTAGAGATGCTCAAATAACTCCTATTATAGTTAATGGGCATATCGATCGAACAAATATAGAGTTCGGAGGATATGAATACTTTTCCACTCCGGATTTAATAGTTTCAGACCCAACTAATATGGGGAGTGGTGCCAAGTTAAGAGCTATAGTTACTAATGAAAGAATTACTGAAGTAAATATTATTAATCCAGGAATAGGATATTCCACTTCTAGTACAATTAAAGTTGTTCCTAGTGGAACTGGTCAAATTTTAGATGCATCTATAAGAAAACTTACTGTCAATCAGGTTGAAAAAACTAGTAAAAAACAAACTGAATTATTAAAAGATTTTAATAATGAATTATCATATTCAGTGCTTACATATTCTAAAGATTTGCAGTCTTCATTCAATGAGAATACAAAAAATTTATCTAATATTATTGGATGGGCATACGATGGAAATCCTATCTACGGACCATATTCAGTCGTAGATCCGGATAATATAAGTTCCGGTATTATGGTCATGAAATCTGGTTATGCGTCAAATATATCCAATGTTTACGATAGACCATCAATAGACGACTTTCCTTTAGGATTTTTTGTCGAAGATTATAAATACGATTCTCAAAACGGCAATCTTGATAAAAATAATGGAAGATTTGCAAAGACAAAAGATTTTCCAAATGGAGTATATGCATATTATGCATCTATCGATAATACTATAGGAGAACCACAATTTCCATATTTTATTGGAAATTCTTTTAAGTCAAATACTATTGATGAAAATCAAAGTTTAAATCAAAAATTTGATTTCCATAATTCATCTCTTTCTAGAAATACTTTAGGATATAAAATTTTAGAAAACGGTGCTGCTAATGATTTTATTATTGAAAATAGTAAAATTGATCAACAACAAATAATTGTTGAAGATATTGAAGATGGATCAGTTTCTGAAATCTCTATTATCAATAGTGGAGATGATTATAAAGTAAATGATTTGTTAAATTTTGATAATGATGATACTAACGGTGGAGGAATTTATGCTAGTGTTTCATCATTGAAAGGAAGAAATATTGATGAAATTAATACTTCATATGAAGTTTATAATGATGCGGTAATTACTTTCAGTAGAGGTAATAAAGTAACCGTAACAATCTCACCTTTCCATACATTATCAGATAAAGATTATATTTCAATATCTGGATTTAGTACTTCAAATCTTTCTACATTAAATGGATATTATAAAATTGATGTTTCACCTATTTCAAATGTAGGATTAACAACAGAAATTGTATCATCTGGAGCAGCTACAACAGAAATATATGTAACACAAATTCCACCGGGTGTTTCTGTTGGTAGTAGTATTGGAATTGGAACTGAAACTTTAGAAATTTTAAATATATATCCAGATAAAAATGTTTTTAGAGTAAATAGAGGTCTTCCTGAAACCGGACATGCTATAGGAGTTGCAGTATCATTTAAACCAAAAACATTTACAATTGATAAAAAGGTAGATTATTTTGAATCTGAATTAAATAATAGAATTTACTTTAATCCACAAGAATCGGTTGGTTTTGGAACAACAGCAGGAACTGGACGTAATGTGTCATATTCTTTCGGACAAGAAGTTATCGTAGGATCTATTCCTACACAAAGAATTAGCATCAAAGGGCACCCATTTACAACTAATCAGAAACTTACATTTAGTCAAAATGGCAATACTGGTGCCATTTCAATTTCAACATCTCCTACAGGATCACTATTTTATTTACCAACAACAGTTTATGCTGTTAATAAATCTCCAAGCACTATTGGTATAAAAACTTCTTTGACTTCTGATGAAGTTTTCTTTGTGTCAGGAGGTGATAATGTTGATGATTATTATTTCGACACCAATAAAATACAAAAACTTGGAAAAGTTGAGAAATTTTTATCAACTGTTTCAATATCAACTTCTCATTATCATGGATTAATTAAAGATGATTTAATTACTATGAATGTGAATCCCAATCTTTCTGTTGGCATTGGAACTTCTACGGCAGTAAGATTGACTAGAAACTTATTAACAAATAATTTACAGATCAATCCTATAGGATTTAACTCTTTAGGAATTAATACATCTACGAATGAAATTAATATTGAAAATCATGGTTTAAAAACAGGAGATAAAGTATATTATGAATCTGATGAAATATCTTCTGGTTTAAATACTGGATCATATTTTGTATATAAGGTCAACTCTGATAATATCAAGTTGGGAATCAGTGATATTAATGTAAATCAAAATCCACCATTAGTTGTAAGTATTGGAGGAACAGGTGGTCCATCTCAAACTATATCTTTAATTAATCCAAAAATACAATCAATATTAAATAATAAATTAGTATTTGACCTTTCAGATTCTTCTTTAGAAGGACATTTATTTAAACTTTACTATGACGAAGATTTTGATAATGAGTTTATATCAACCGGTTCTACAGAAACTTTTAGTGTATCTGGTTTTGGAACAGTAGGAATATCTACTAATGCTTCAGTTACTATTAATAATAGTTCTGAATTGCCCAAAAAACTTTATTACTCTTTAGAGAAATCTGGGATTATAAATTCTCCCGATAAAGATGTAATTAATTTTTCTGAAATTATATACATTAATAGTACATATAATAAAACTTATAATGTTTTTGGTATAGGATCAACCACTTTTCAAATTTCTTTACAAGAATCTCCAGAAAAATTTTCTTATACATCTTTAGAGTGTGATAATTTAGAATATACAACAACTTCAACGTCGGCATCTGGTCCAGTAAATAATGTTAATCTTATATCAGGTGGGTCTCAATATAAAAAATTACCTACACTTTCATCTGTAAGTACAATAAATGGTAAAAATTTATCCGTTTCTTTAGATTCCAATAAAATTGGTTTACCTAAAGAAACTAGAATTATTAATGAAAAATTTGAATATTCTTCAGATAATACTTTGCAACCAAAAGTTGATATATCACCAAAAATTGTTTTAAGAGATTCAAATACAATTGGTATTGTAACTATAACTTCTGGTGGATCTGGATATATATCTCCACCAGAAGTTATAGTTGTTAATAATGATACAAGAACTCCATTAGATAATGGAGTGATTGAGGCAAAACTGACTGGCAATTCAATTACCGATTTAATTATTGATGTCCCACCTAAAGGAATATCCGACCAATCAGCAGAACTTTTTACCATCAATAATACTAATGGGATTAGTATTATTAAAGTTGAATCGCAAGAAAATACTGGAATTTTTACATGTGTCATTACAACACCATCTTTAGGATTTGATCAGGATGTTTTTTCTGTGGGTGAAGAAGTTTTTGTAGAAGGAATACAAAAGTCTAGCACTACTGGAGATGGATTTAATTCTAGTGATTATGGATATAAATTCTTTAAAGTGGTAAAATATGAAAAGAAATTAACTGATGATAGAGTTACTATTAGTATTGCAGGATTAGGAACAAATGTAGGAGTTGCAAAAACAATTCAAGATTCATTTGGAAATATTATTGCCAAGAAAAATTATCCAACTTTTTCATTGTCATTATCTCCATCAGGATTCGAAATTGGTGAAACGTTAATATCTAATGGTATTGAGAGAAACCTTAGAGTTACTGATTATGAAAATTCAGGATCACTTAAAGTAATTGGAACATATAATCTTTCTGTAAATGAAATAATTACAGGAAAATTTTCAGGAAATGTTGCCACTATAAAATCTTTAAAAAATTATGATGGAATGTTTGAAATTAAATTTTCCAATAGAAAAAATGAAGGTTGGGAAAATGAAACTGGAAAATTAAGTGAAGACTATCAAGTTCTTGCAAATAATGATTATTATCAAAATCTTTCGTATTCTATTAAGAGTAGACAACAATGGAATGATATTAAAACATCAGTTAATAGTTTAGTTCATTCAATTGGAATTAAAAATTTCTCAGATACAGAAATTATTTCTGATGGGGACGGAAGAGTTGGAATTGAGAGTTCTTCTGATGCAACGACCATTATAAGGGACTATATTAGTGAAAATAGAGTTGACACTATCAATATTTTTGATTTTGTAGAAGATGTAGATCTTTTATCAGATAAATCTAAATTTTTGAAACTACAAAATAAAAAACTTACAAACTATCAAGAATCAATATCTAATATTGGTTTAAGAATTGATGATATTAGTAAACAATTTTCCAATATTGAAGGTGAACCTCTTCAATATAAAAATATACTAAAAATTGATGAAGATGTTTCTTATAATAACTATCTATTTAAAGTTTCTGATATAAGTGAAAAAAATCAGGTTCAATTAACAAGTTTATTGTTTCTGAACAATTCAGTGAATGATAATATTGCTCTTTTAGAAAAACAATCCTTAGTTAATGTGGGATCTGGATTTACCACAATTGATGAAGAGCAATATGGAGATTTTTCAATAGAAATTGATGAGTTTAATGATAAGTATGTGAGATTTACTCCTAAAGATCCTTTTAATACTGAATATGACATTAAATATATTCAGAAAAAATTTGATGAGTCGGTTATTGGGGTGGGTACAGTATCAATAGGATTTGTTGATATAACTTCCCGTAGTCAAGTAATTCTAAAAGGTAGTACAGACAGTATTATTGGAGTAGCAACTGATAAAATTTTATCATTTCATGTCAATGCACAAGTTTATAAAGAAATAACTAATGAGATGAATTTTGTCGAGTTATATGTAACTCATGATGGAACAGATACAAATATTTCAGAATTCTATTTTGATACTGAAGATTTTTCAAGATCAAATAATTTTATAGGATCTTTCGGTGCAGACATAGACACTTCTGGATTATTTAATTTAAATTATACTAATGATACAGATGAAGATATAGTTGTTAAGACACATGTAGTTGGATTTGGAACAACTTCCGTTGGGGTTGGAACATTTAGATATATTTTACAAAATCAACCAGAGGGTAACGAAAGATCTGCAATTTATGAATCTGGAATATCTACGACTACTTCTGGTATTTCTACTTCTTTCTTAAGATTAAATAAAAATAATTTTGATTCTGCAAGATCTCTAGTTGAAGTTAGTATTGGATCTACAAAATCGATCCATCAAGTTATGATGGTTCAAGATACTACGGATATTTACACTCAACAATATTCATTGTTGTCAATAGGAAGTACAAGTGGAGAGTCCACTCCACTAGGAGTAGGAACTTTTGGAGGAGAATATTCTGGGGATGATGTTTTAGTTAAGTTTTATCCAGATTCCAATTTTATTGGAGATATAAAAATTAATTCTTATAGTGAGTGTTTATATACCACCTCCGATTTTATCAATCAAGCTCCAAATCTCATATATGGAAATTCTATAGAAACGTTAAATACTGACTCATACTTAGCAATTAATGGCGATAGAATTAATAAAGAAGATTTTATATTGAGATCAAAAACTACTCCAATTTTTGCAAAATCATTTAATCCTTCAGATGTTAATGTTCTCAATCTTTCAACAGGAGCATTTTCAATTGATAATCACTTCTTCAGTAATGGTGAAGAATTAATATACACTCCAAAATCTACTTTTGTTGGTGTTGGATCAACTCCAATGATGTATAAAGATGGTTCTGTTGTTGCACAACTTCCTTCGCAAGTTTTTGCTGTCGTTAATAATAATGACAATTTCTCAATATCAACAGTTAAATCGGGAACAGCTGTTACATTTACATCTGTCGGTGAAGGAAATTCTCATCAATTTTCAATGGCAAAGAGAAATGAAAAGGCTATCATTACTATTAATAATGTTGCACAATATCCAATTACTTTTGCTAAAGTTTCACAAACTTTATCGGGAAATGGTGGAAGTATTTCAACTACAGCAACTATCTTCACTTTAAGTGGTATTTCAACCATATATCCTCTTGATATATTGAGAGTTGATGATGAATATATGAAAGTTGTTAATGTTGGATTGGGAACGACAAATATCGGACCTATTTCCAACTCCGGAACAGAAACTTTGGTTGAGGTTGAGAGGGGGTTTGTTGGATCATCTTCAACATCCCACACAGATTCAACATTATCTAGAATTTATAAAGGATCTTATAATATTGTAGGGGACAGCATTTTCTTTACAAAAGCACCTAGAGGTAATCCTAATATTTCAAGAAGAGGTAATAACCTAGTATTCGAGACATCAAAGTTTTCTGGTAGAGTATTCTTAAGAAAAGATTATACTACAAATGAAGTTTATGATGACATTTCTAAAGAGTTTACTGGAATTGGTAGAACGTTTACTCTAACTGTCGGTGGAGCAAATACTAGTGGTATTGGAACAATTGGTGGAAATGGTCTTGTATTTATTAATGGAGTATTCCAAACACCAACCACCACAAACAATCCATTAAATAACTTCAGTATTATTGAGCAGATATCACCTACGGGAATATCTTCCATTGTATTCAGTGGTATTAAAGAAGATATAACTGATCCTACTAGTATTTTGATTTCCGAGTCTGATGTGAATCAAAATCAAATTCCTAGAGGGGGTCTTATTGTTTCTTTAGGTTCGACTGGAGGACTTGGTTATGCACCTCTTGCTGGTGCAGCAGTTACCGCAATTATAAGTGGTGGTGTTATTCAAAATAGTATTGGTATTGGCATCACTGATAATGTTGGGTCCGGATATAATTCTATAGTATCAATTGGGGTTTCTATTTTCGATCCAACTGGGAATGGTTCTGGTGCAGTAATAACCGCCTCACCTGTAGGAACGGGAGGAACATTAACATTTAATGTATCAAATGGCGGATCTAATTATTCCGATCAAACTGAAATATTTGTTTCCGAACCAACATACGAAAATCTTGAAATTGTAGGCATTTCTAGAATTGGTGTTGGGGCGACGACTGATTCTGGAGTTGGATTATTATTAGATATCAATGTTAGTGCAAGTTCCACAACTGGTATTGGATCAACTTATTTTGAAGTCAGTAATTTTAATATAAAAAGATCTGGATATTCATTCAGAAAAGGTGATGTATTTGCACCAGTTGGACTTGTTACTGCTAAAGATTTAACATCTCCAATCTCAGAATATCAGTTTACAGTTTTAGAGACTTTCAGTGATAATTTTGCTTCTTGGCAGTTTGGAGAACTTGATTATATCGATTCTGTTAAAAACTATCAAGATGGAAAAAGAATAAGATTTCCACTTTTTTATAATGGTTCAATATTGAGTTTTGAAAAACCTGAAAATTCTATAATAGAACTTCAAAATACTTTAATCGTCATTATTAATGGAATTATTCAAGATCCCGGTTCTTCTTATCAATTCGAGGGTGGAACTTCGTTCTCATTTAGTGTCGCACCAAAACCTGAAGATAAGATTGATATTTTCTTCTATAGAGGAACTAGAGGTGAAGATGATTTAGTTGTAGATAATGTTATTCCAACATTAGAAAGAGGTGATGATATTAGAGTATTTAAAAATGATACTATTCCAGAAACCATTACTCAAGATCAAAGAACAGTTTTTGATGTATCTTTTTCAGATAAATTTGAAACAAATTTGTATGTGGATCAAGGTATTGATGAAGTTAATCTCAAACCAATGTCATGGACGAAACAAAAAACTGATAGAGTAATTAATGGGGTGTTTGTTCATAAGACAAGACAATCTACAATTGCTCAAATTTATCCAACTGCAAAAATTATTAAAGATGTTACAACTTCTGATGCTAATATTTTTGTTGATGACATAAGTAATTTCAATTATGGAGTTTCTGAAGGGGGACCATATGATCAAATGAAAGGTATTATTGTTGATGGCAAATTGGATCCCTCACCTGCTAATATTACTGCATCTATTGGTGTAGGAGGAACAGTTTCTGCTCTTACAATTGTAGATGGTGGGAACGAATATGTAGGATCGACAGTAAATATTAAGTTCCAATCACCACTTCAAATTGGTGTTGGAATTGGAACTACTGCTCAAGCTACAGGAACAATAACTAATGGGGTAATTACTGGAACTACGATTACAGATCCTGGATTTGGATATACTGTAGAACCTAAAACAATTACACCTCTACCAGATTCGAATACTGAAACTGTAGATATTAAATTTGTTAAAGGATTTTCTGGAATTATAACAGGAATTGGAACTACTTCTGGATCTGGTGGACATTCATTAGCACTTAAATTGTTCCTCAATACAGGAACAGCAAATTTTGGAGACGATTTGGATATTGGGTATCCAATATTCGTTAAAGACACTATAATTGGATCTGGTGTTACATCGGTGGATAGTTCAAATGTTGCTGTAGTTGGTATTGGAACTACTTTCTTAGATAATATTTACTATATACATGAATTATCCCGTTTTGGTGATCATGTTGGTATTGTTACTTGTAATATTGATTCCGGAACTGATATAACAGGTCTTTCCACAAGTGGAGATTATGTTGGTGAATTTTCTTGGGCACTATTTTCATCAATTACAAGATCCTCTACTCCAATTTCTATTGGTGTTACTGGAAAAACTGTAGATGTTGGATTATCAACATTTCCAACAATTCAGAGGAGAGGTGAGGGACTTAGACTTACTGGATCACTTCTAGAAATTTTAAGTTAATTTTATCCATATAAATATTTAAAAAAACTGTGTAATATGTCTGCTATAGTAACAGATCAATTTAGAATTGCTAATGCTAATAATTTTGTAGACTCTGTGTTGAGTACTGATAATAATTATTATGTATTTTTAGGACTTTCAAATCCCGGAACAACATCTACTCCTGTAGGATTTGGTAGGACTACAGCATGGGGAAACACTCCATCAAGTCCACCAAGTCCTATTGATAATCAACAGTACTTAAGTCATTATAGAAATACTGCACTATTTGGCAAAAAATTAAATAGTTCGAATATTAGAAGAATTGTAAAAAAAGTTAATTGGACTTCAAATACTCGTTATGAAATGTATCGTCATGATTATAGTGTTGCAAATTTAGCACCAATTTCTCAAAGTGCAAGACTTTACGACAGTAATTATTTTATTGTTAATAGTGATTTTAAAGTTTACATATGTATCTCTAATGGGTCTCATGGTGATATTGGAGAAACAACGAATATAAATGGAAATACCTCTCAAGATGAGCCAACTTTTACAGATTTAGAAGCATCTTCTGCAGGGACAAGTGGAGATGGATATATTTGGAAATACTTATTTACTATATCTCCAAGTGATATTATTAAATTTGATTCTACTGAATATATTGTTCTTCCGAGTGATTGGTCAACTTCGACTGATTTCCAAATTCAATCTGTAAGAGATTCTGGAGATTCTACAATAAATAATAATCAAATAAAATATGTGTACATTGAAGATGGAGGAGGTGGTGGGTTATATACTGCGGGCACTTATGATATTAAGGGTGATGGATCTGGAGCAAAAGTAAATATAGAAGTTGATAGTTCCGGAACTATTACTAAAACAACTGTTGTTTCTGGTGGAAGTGGATATACATTTGGAATTGTTGATTTTGGACATGCAACAACAGATACTATTTCAAACCCTGCAAAGTTAATTCCAATTATACCTCCATCTAGAGGTCATGGTTACAACATATACGAGGAGTTGGGATCAGATAAAGTTCTCGCATATTCGAGATTTGATGATTCTACATTAGATTTTCCAACAGATGCAAAGTTCTCTCAGGTTGGAATTGTAAAAAATCCAGAAAAATATAATTCTACAAGTCTTTACACAGCAAATGAATATTCATCACTAGGAGCAATTAAATTAACGTCAAATTTTAATGGCATTCCTGTCATTGGTGATAAAATTGAACAAACCACGTCAAATGGTATCGCAAGAGGATATGTTGCGTCATATGATACTGGAACTAAAGTATTAAAGTATTATCAAGATAGATCTCTAAACTTTGCCAATACTTTAGATCAAACTGATAGGAATGACGTTACTAGTAAAGCAAATCTTATTAATTTTGAATCAACATCAAATACAGTTTCTAATGTTTCATATGTAGCATCAATTGATACTAGTTTCACTGGGATTACAACTACAGTTGGATCCAAAGCAATTAATTTGGGAGTATCTTTTTCATCTGGTCTCTCTAATCCAGAGATAAATAAGAATACAGGAGATGTTATTTACATTGATAATCGTTCTATAGTAACGAGAGACTCTAGGCAAAAAGAAGACATCAAAATTATTCTGGAATTCTAAAGAAAAATGTCGCAAAAAACAAATTTAAATATCAATCCATACTATGATGATTTTGATTCGTCTAAAAACTTTTTAAAAGTTTTATTTAAACCAGGATATCCTGTTCAAACTAGAGAATTAACAACATTACAATCTATACTTCAAAATCAAGTAGAAGATTTTGGAAGTCATATGTTTAAAGAAGGATCAATGGTGATTCCTGGAAACATTAGTTATGATGGACAATTCTACTCTGTTAAGGTAAATACGACTCAATTTGGAGTTGACTTGGCAGTATACATTGAGAATTTTGTTGGAAAAACTATAACAGGACAAGTTTCTGGAGTTACTGCTAAAATTCAAAAGATAGTTTTTCCAGAAGAAAGTAGTGAAGTAGATAATATAACTCTATATGTAAAATATTTAAAATCAAATGAAGATTTTGAATTTTCACAATTTATTGATGGAGAATTATTATCAACAAATGAAAATATTGTTTATGGAAATACAACTATAAGTGCAGGATCACCTTTTGCATCTACAATTAATTCAAATTCAACTGCTATCGCATCGTCAGTTTCAATTGGAGAAGGTATATATTTTATAAGAGGTTACTTTGTAAAAGTTTTAAAGCAAACAATTATTTTAGATTATTATACAAATACCCCATCATATAGAGTTGGATTAAAAATTGATGAATCTCTCGTTAATGCAAAACAAGACGAATCATTATACGATAATGCAAAAGGATTCTCAAACTATTCATCACCAGGGGCAGATAGATTACAAATATCATTATCCCTTACAAAAAGACCTCTAACAGATACAAATGATACCAATTTTGTAGAATTACTTAGAGTCAAAAATGGAAAAGTTAAAAAAATTACGTCTAAAACTAATTATAATAGAATTCGTGATTATCTTGCAGAAAGGACCTTTGATGAATCTGGAAATTATACATTAAATCAATTCGATTTAAATTTGGAAGAATCTTTAAATAATTTATTGGGTAACGATGGAACTTTTTTTAATAATGAACTGACAGATCAGGGAAATATTCCATCAGAAAATTTAGCAGTACTAAAAATATCCCCTGGAAAGGCATATGTTCAAGGTTATGATATTGAAAAAGTATCTACTTCTATTATAGATGTAGATAAACCTAGAGATACTGCAGACATTAAGAATACTACAGTTCCATTTGAAATGGGAAATATACTAAGAGTTAATAATGTAACTGGATTAGCAAAGGTAAGAGAAACAATCGATCTTTACGCACAATTTGGTTGCTTAGGAACTAAAATTGGAGAAGCAAGAGTATATTCGTTTAGTCTAACTGATGCAGCATATTCTAATGCATCATCTAGTTGGGATTTGAGATTATATGATATTCAGACATATACAAGATTAACATTAAATCAATCAGTTTCTTCAAGTGAAATAAAAGAGTCATTTTTTGTCAAAGGAGATAGCACTGGATCAACGGGATTTGCTATAGCAGATGGATCATCAAATCAAATATTTTTAAGACAAACTTCCGGAACTTTTGCGAAGGGTGAGAATTTAATTATCAATGGAATACAATCTTCAAGATCTATAACTGAAGTTCGTGCATATAATACTCAAAACATTAAGTCAGTAAAACAGTCTATACCTTTCGATCAGAATGATTTTAAAGCAGATTCGATTTTAGATAAATTTAATTTTCCAGGAGCAGTATCTGAATTAACAATTACTACAACTGGGGGAGGTATCTCTACAGTAACTTCTCCAGGTAGAACTTTTGTTGGCATTAGAACTGATACTGTAATCAGATATCAACAATCTGGTTCATCATTGGAGATTTTTAATAGAGTATCTGGTATTGCAACAGATGCATTATCATTCGAAATTTCAGCAATAGCAACTGTTTCCGGTGTTTTTGATGGATCACTTCCAACATCAGATATTCAAGTTAATGGATTTTTAGGAGCACCAGTAGTAACAGGTTCAGGAACTTTATTTGCCCCTCTATCGGAACCAAATACATCTAATATCGATTTTTCCAATTCCCAACTGTTCCTTATGGAGCAATTGACTGGTAAATCTATTGTTGATAATGCTATAACTATCAACACTAGCACTGTTCCTGGAATCACTGATATATCTTGGGCTAATTTTGATCAGGAGAGATTTAGTATTGCATATGCTCAAGGAGGTATAGGAACGATTACTTCAGATGCATTCAGTATTAGTGGAAATGAAGTGACTATTAGAGGTCTAGACAGCAATCTTTCAAGTAATGATACTGTTGTTAATGTAACGGTAATAAAAAGTAATATTCAAAGTAAAACTAAAACTTATAGTAGAAGTAGAACTTTATCCATAAATGGGTCAAAATTAAAAGAGTCTGGAAATAATGCCGCAACTTCTAAAAATGATGGACTAATATATAATCAATATTATGGTCTGAGAATTCAGGACGAAGAAATATCATTAAATTATCCCGATGTGGTGAAGGTTCTTTCAATTTATGAATCTTTAAATGAATTAACTCCAACTCTGGATGTAATTGGTTTTCCAGTCATATCTAATGTTGAATCGAATTCATTAATCGGTGAAAATATTATAGGATCTTCAAGTAATACTATAGCCAGAATTGTTACTAAAGAATCTGCAAATAAATTGGGAATTGTTTATCTAAACGAAAATAAGTTTTCTTTAGGTGAATCAGTAGTATTTGAGGAGTCAGAAATCAATTCTCAAATCGATTCAATAACAAAAGGCAATTATATTGACATAACAGGATCATATGTATTAAATAGGGGACAGAAAAATCAGTATTATGATTATTCAAGAATTGAGAGAAGAAAAAATATTCATGAACCATCTCGTAGTTTATTGATAGTTTTTGATCATTATGCAGTTCCAACGACTGACTCTGGAGATGTATTTACCGTCAATAGTTACGATGCAGAAAGATTTTCTAAAGATATTCCAAATATTGGAGGGTCTATTAGAGCAACAGACACTTTAGACTTTAGACCTAGGGTATCAATATTTGATCCCGCAGTAACAACTGACAGATCACCATTCGATTTTAATGCCAGAACTATACCATTTAACACTTCTCCATTAAGACTATTAGCACCAAAAGAAAATGCAATAGTAAATCAAAGTTTTTATCTTCCAAGAATGGATAAAATTTATTTGGATATTCTTGGCAATTTCGTTGTTGAAAAAGGAATATCTTCAAAAAATCCAAAACCACCTAGTAAGAAAGGAAATTTCTTAGAGCTTGCAACAATTGTATATCCTGCATATCTGTATAATACATCTGATGCAAATGTTATCTTAACTGATAATAGAAGATACACCATGAGAGATATTGGTCTTATTGAAGATAGGGTTGAAAATTTAGAAAGAGTGACGACATTATCACTTCTCGAAATAAATGCAAATACCTTGAGAATTCAAGATAATGAAGGTAGAGATAGATTTAAAAGTGGTTTTTTTGTTGATTCATTCTCTGATAATTCTAAGTTCGATACCTTTCTTTCAACAACTTTGATTGATCAATCTACTAGAACTTTAAATCCAAATATTAGTAGAAATTCATTAGATTCTCTAGTAGCAACTTTAGATAATTTATCACCACAAGAACTAGATTTGAATGATGATAGTTTAATTTTATTGGACCCTGCGATTCAAAAAACTGGTCGAGCATTAACTCTTGCATATAATGAAATTAATTGGTTAGAGCAACCATTTGCAACCAAAGTAGAAAATGTAAACCCTTTCAATATTGTCGTTTATAATGGTGTAGTTCAATTACAACCAGAAGTTGATAGTTGGACTAGAACGGTTCAATTGCAGGATGTAAATGCAAGAAACAGATTTAGACAAGGAGTCAATCTTTCTAATAATCTAGATCTTACTCAAGATAGATCTTTTGTTCTCCCATTAGCTCCAAGATTTAGAGGAGGTGGAGGTAATATAGGTAATACATTTAGAAACTTTGCTAATAGGATTAGCGGCACTACAAGTGCTAGTAGCACTGCAAGTGATAGTTTTGATACTGTAGATACATTTATTCGCAATCAGGTAGTTAGCACACCTGATGAAGAATTTATGAGGTCTAGAAATGTTGAATTTAATGCTTCTAATCTCAAACCAAACACAAAATTTTATCAATTCTTGGATGGTAATAGTGGTGTTGATTTGATTCCTAAGTTAATTGAAATTTCTAACAATAGGCAACTTACTGGAAATGGAGCATCTGCTGCATTTAGTATTGGAGAAACTGTAATTGGAACCGTCAATAATCAAGAAAGAATAAGATTTAGAGTTTGCTCTCCAAATCATAAATTGGGACCTTTTAATTCACCAACATCAATTTACAATCAAAATCCATATGATTCAGTAAATTTCATATCCAGTAATTATAGTTCATCATCAAGTATTCTTAATGTAGATACAGCAGCAATTGCACAAAATTCTCAAGGAGACTTTTTCGGATACCTTGAAAAAGGAATGCAATTGGTAGGACAAAATAGTAGAGCAATTGCATTTGTGAAAGATATTAGATTAATATCAGATAATTATGGAGATCTTATTGGTTCTTTCTTCTTAAGAAATCCAAATGCAAGTTCAAGACCTAATGTAAGAATATCTACCGGAACAAAAACTTATAAACTTACTTCAAGTTCTACAAATACTCCAGGATTGCCTGGAAGTAATTCTGTTTCTTTTGCAGAGACAAATTATACTGCAACTGCAACCTTAATCAACTTCCAAGCTACGGTAACAACAAATACCACAACCACTACAATTAATAGTTCTGTAAGTGCAACTGTTGGGGGAAATATTGAGGTAGCATATACCGATCCTCTTGCTCAAACATTTACTGTTGGTGGAAACATTCAAGTCAAATCTGATATTGATACAGAAGATGATGTAAATGGAGTATTTTTAACCTCTGTAGACTTATACTTTGCATCTATTGATAGTGGTAATGCCCCTGTTACAGTTCAAGTTAGATCCACATTACTGGGAACTCCTACCTTAGAAGTTATTGGCAATTCATCAGTAACTCTTAGACCCAGATCTATTGATGAAAATGGTGTGGAGACTCAACTAATTCAAACATCAGATACTGGAGAAATTGCAACTAACGTCAAATTCCCAGAACCTATTTTCTTGACACCAGGAAGAGAATATGCGATTGTTCTAATTTCTGCACAAAGTGATGAATATGAAGTGTGGTCTGCAGTTATGGGAGAAAAAACTGTTAATACACAGTCTCTTCCAGATGTTGATCAGGTAATCTATACTCAACAGTTTGCTCTTGGTTCATTATTTAAATCTCAAAATGGTTCTATTTGGACAACAGATCAAAATCAAGACCTTAAATTTAAATTATACAAAGCAGAATTTACAGAAACAACAGGATCCGTATATTTTTACAATCCACCATTGGATGAAAGTAATGGATATATTCGAAGATTGAATAATAGTCCAATTACTATTCTTCCCAAAACAGGAAAAATTGGTATTGTTACTACAACAAATTCAGATTTTATTGGTATTGTAACTGCAGGTAGAAAACTTGCAGGATCCACTAATGGAGGATCTGCTATTGTTGTTGGACAGGGAAGTTCTGTTAGTATCGTTAGTATTACGGATGGAGGTATAAATTATCCTGCAAGTGTTAGTAATCAAATAGTAAGTACTTACAATGTATCCGGAAAAGGTGAAAATCTTAAACTTCTTATTACTACTAATTCTGCAGGAACAATTACTGGTGTTGGACACTCCACTCTCGATTTTGGAAGTGGATATCAAGTAGGAAATGTTGTAGGAATTCAAACTTCGACGACATCAACAGCAACTGGTAGAGATGCAAGGGTAACTATTGGTGGGATTTATGGTCTCAATACTCTATATCTTACTAATGTTCAAGGTGAATTTGGTGGTAGTGGTAGTGGAAAGGAATTTGCAGTTGGTTCTACTATTAAGTATTATAGTGATGCTTCTACAATTGTATCTGCTGCAGGAACAAATATTTTAAGTGCCTCTTCAGATGGTGGAGTGTACTCTGGTGATTATTTTAAGGTAGATCATTTTAATCATGGAATGTATTCTACTACTAATAAATTGATAGTAGATAACATTAAATCTGATGTTCCAACAACTGTATTAAGTTCTCAACTAAATGTTGATGATGTGACAACAATCAGTGTTGCTTCTACAGCAAACTTCGTAACTTTTGAAGGAAAAAATGTTTCTGGATCATATCCAGGATATGTAAAAATTGGAAATGAAATTATCAAATATGAAGGTTTAGGATCTGGAATATTAAATATTAGTAGTAATGGTAGAGGAATTGATAATACTATTGCAGTTAATCACTTTGTAAATGCTGACTTAGAAAAATATGAATTTGGTGGAGTTTCATTAAGAAGAGTTAATGGAATAACAAATTCTATTGCCTCTCCAATAGATATTGATAGCTATCACGTAAAAATTGATAGGTCATCTGATAAAGGAAGTTCAAGATTGACTGATGGAGATACGGCAGGAACTTCTCAGTTATCATTTAATGATGAAAAATTAATTGGTGGAGATAATGTCACTGCTTCCCAAAACATAATGTATGATGCAGTAAATCCAATATATGATATTTTGACACCAGGTTCAACAACTTCTGTAACTGGACAAATCAGAACCACAACTGCAACAAGTATTAGTGGTAATGAGGTTTCGTTTAATGATAATGGGTATCAACAAATTCAATTAAATGAATTAAATTCTTTAGATTCTGTAAGAATGGTTGCATCAGAGGCAAATCAAAATGAATATTTGACTTCTTTACCAAGAAAAAAATCATTTACTACTGCAATCGTATTTAATTCTAATGATCCCAATAGTGCATTATCTCCAATACTCAATCTCAATCAAGCAAGAACAGAATTTAATCTGTCTCGTTTAAACAAACCAATTGGTGATTATTCTAGTGATAATCGTGTCAATTCAATATTATTCGATCCACATGCTTCTGTATATTATTCAAATATAAACACTCTTAAAAATCCAGCTTCTGGACTAAAAGTTATTATTGCTGCAGAAAGACCAGGAGATTCTGATTTTAGAGTTCTTTATACTACAATAAAAGCAGATTCTAGTGAAATTAGTCAATCTTATGAACTATTTCCAGGATATAATAATTTGAAAGAAACTACTGAAGGATTTTTAGTTGTTGATGAATCTAAAAATAGTGGATTGCCGGATAGAAAAGTTAAAGCAAGTCTTGATGGAGAATTTTTAGAATATGAATTTACAGTTGAAAATTTAGACTTATTCACTGGATACGGTATTAAAATTGTAATGAATAGTACAGATCAGGCACAAGCACCTCGTCTAGCAGACCTCAGAGTAATTGCACTCAGATGATAAAAGTAAAAGGAAATTCAAATCTATATCGAGATGAAAATTCTGGTGGTATCATAAATTGTGATACTGCCAATTACAATCAATATGTAAATTCTATAACGCAAAAAAATTTGCGTAAAAAAGAATTGGATGAAATGAAAAATGACATTGAAGAAATTAAGACACTTCTTAAAGAATTGATAAAGAATAACTAGTCAATCAAATTCATATAAATATCTAAAGGTATGTTAGCACCATAAAATAATGTCTGTTTATGTATCAAATATTGTGATTGAACAGGGATATGATTTTGATACTTCTTTTCAGTTAGAGGATACTAGATCCGGAACTCCATTAATACTAACCAACGCTTCTCTTGAAGCAAAATTGAGAAAGCATTATGGATCCACCACAGCAGTATCTTTTGCATCATCAATTACTGACCCAAATTTGGGAATTATTCAAGTATCATTAGGTTCAACTTTATCTGTTGATCTAAAACCTGGAAGATATGTATTTGATGTGAAAATTACAAATTATGGTAAAGAATATAAAGCTGTCGAGGGTGCAGCACTAGTACGAGGGGGAGTAACCAGGTAATGCCTAGTATTAACGACAGAATTGGATCTCAGAATGTAATTCGTGTTTTATCCAATGCTTCAGCACCACCATCAGCTTTAATTAATTTAAATGATGTAGAGTCCACTCTAAAAACTAGAGATGGGATGATCCTTGTATGGGATCTTTCTACAGAAAAATTCTATATGACGGATACGATTGATTCGTCATCCTTAAATATTACTGGCATTGCAACATTTTCAAATACTACAAATTCCACTGCACCTACAAATGGTGCATTAGTTATTAATGGTGGAATTGGAATAGCAAAACAAGTTCATATTGGTGAAAGTATTTCGGTTGCAGGTATTGCAACTTTCTCTTCTAATGTAGATATAAATGCTACCGTTGATATTCTCAATGGAGTTACCGCACAATCGACGTTCAAATCTGTTGGAGTTACGACTCTTGCTTCTTCTGGAGGTATTACCACAACCGGTGGAGATTTGTATGTTGCGGGTGATCTTAATGTAAATGGTGATCTTGTTTATGATGAAGCTAGTGCAAGAAATTGGAATATCTCTGGTATTGCAACTGTAGGAACCTTACTGAATGTAAGTGGAAATACTAACCTTACTAAAGTAAATGTTTCTGGAATATCTACTTTTGTTGGAGTATCTACTTTTAAGAATGATGTATATATTGATGGAAACTTAAATGTTGTTGGTGATATTACATATGATGAAGTAAGTGGTAGACATTTAAATATCTCTGGTATTGCAACTATAGGAACTTTATTAGATCTTAATGGTAATTTGAATGTATCAGGAGTATCCACTTTTGTTGGTGTTGCAACATATTCTGATAATTTATTTGTTTCAGGAACATTAACTGCTGGACTTATTGATGGAGGTACATACTGATGGCAAAACCTACTACTAGAAAAGAACTTGTCGATTATTGTTTGAGACAACTTGGAGCACCAGTTCTTGAGATAAATGTTGCTGATGAGCAAGTAGATGACTTGGTTGATGATACTCTTCAATATTTTAATGAGAGACATTATGATGGTGTTGAGAAAATGTATCTCAAGTATAAAGTTACTGAGGATGATATCAATAGAGGAAGATCTACAGGAACAACTGGAGTAGGTATTGTAACAACAACTGGAACTGCGAATGTTGTTGGTTTTGGTACAACTACCTTTAATTTTTATGAAACTTCAAACTATATTCAAGTTCCAGATTCTGTTATAGGAGTCGAAAAAATATTTAAGTTTGATACTAGCACAATTTCCGGAGGAATGTTTAGTATTAAATATCAATTGTTTTTAAATGATCTTTATTATTTCAATTCAGTTGATTTATTGACATATGCAATGACCAAATCCTATCTGGAAGATATTGATTTTTTACTAACGACAGAAAAACAGGTAAGATTTAATAAGAGGCAAGATAGATTATATTTAGATATTGATTGGAAAGCGCAAACTAAGGATACTTACCTTGTTCTCGAATGTTATAGAGCACTTGATCCTGAAAGTTTTTCTCAAGTTTATAATGATAGTTTTGTTAAAAAATATCTCACTGCATTGATAAAAAAACAGTGGGGACAAAATTTAATCAAGTTTCAAGGTGTAAAACTTCCTGGTGGAATTGAATTAAATGGTCGTGCAATATTAGAAGATGGACAAAGAGATTTAGAAGATATTAAACAGAGAATGTCCTCCGAATATGAACTGCCACCTCTAGATTTTATTGGATAATTATTATGACATTAAATCCATTTTTTCTTCAAGGATCCCCAAATGAACAATTTCTTGTTCAGGATTTAATTAATGAACAATTAAAAATATATGGTATAGAAGTTTATTATTTGCCCAGAAAGGTATTTAAAACTGACAATATTATTAAAGAAATACAATCATCAAAATTTGATGATAGTTTTTTAATAGAAGCATATTTGAATAATTATGATGGATATGCTCCTGATAGTGATATCATGACTAAATTTGGTCTTAGATTGAAAAATGAAATAAATTTAACTATATCGAGAGAAAGATATGAAGAATTTATTGCACCATTTTTAAATGGCATTCAATCAGGATTTTCGGAAAATGAGGCAGATTTTGCAGGATTAATTGAAAGACCCAAGGAAGGAGATTTAATTTATTTTCCTCTTGGAGAAAGACTTTTTGAAATTAAAAGAGTCGAATCCGAAAAACCTTTTTATCAATTAGGAACAAATTATGTTTATGAATTAAGTTGCGAACTTTATGAATATGAAAATGAACTTATTGATACAAGTATTGAAGAAGTTGATAGTACTGTTGAAGATGAAGGATATATTACATCCTTAACTCTTGTTGGAGCAGCAATTACTGCTTTTGCAAGATCTTCAATTTCTTCTGGTGCTATTAGTGAAATATTCTTGAATAATGATGGTAGTGGATATAGTTCTACACCGACTGTGACATTTTCAAATCCACCCAATTTTAAGGATGGAGATAATGTTGCTGAAGCAGTTGCTATTACGACTAATATTGGCAATGTTCAATCTATTCAAAGACTTGAAATAACTAATTCTGGTTCTGGATATGTAACACCCCCAACAATTACGATAAGTGGAGGTGGTGGATCGGGTGCAGCTGCCACATGTTCTGTTGGAGCAACACAATTTAGTGTTTCTGAAATTGAGATTACTGGATCTGGTCGTGGATATACAGGATCACCTATAGTTACAATTAGTGGACCTGGAACTGGAGTAACTGCAACTGCAGTTGCAAGAATAAATTCGAATACTGAAATCGATTCTATTAGAATACTGAAACCAGGTATTGGATATACTGAAGCACCTACTATTTCTATAACAGGATTATCAGCAATTGGTGTAGGAACTTATGTTTATAATGAAACTGTAACAGGAGAAACTTCTGGAACAACAGCAGTAGTTAGAAATTTTATAGCTGATAGTAAAGTATTGACAGTTTCACTAAATACTGGTGAATTTGGTTCCGATGAAGTTGTAGTAGGATCAATTTCATCAGCCAGATATGTGGTTCAAAATTATAATAATGAAAGTTATGAGAATCCATACGATTCAAATGAAGAATTTGAATTAGAGGCGGATGATATTTTAGATTTCTCAGAGTCAAATCCATTTGGTAATT